GTTATCTTTTCTTCATAGTCTCTTGCAGTTTCTTCTAATCGTGAAATTTCTGCTTGTATGTTTGTTAATTGATCTTCGTAAGGTTTGGTTCTATTTGCATCGCCTGCTCTAGCATCTGCAATAATTTTGTTTTGTTGATCAATAGCAGGTTGTATTCTTTCAAACGCTTTGTCAATACGTTCTTGTTCTTTATCTATTTGTGCTTGTATGTTAGCATCTGCACCTGTGCCGCTATTTTCTAACTGAGTTATTTTTGCTTCTGCACGATCTACAATGCCTTCTAGTCTTGCTACCTCAGTTGTTATTTGTTCAACTTTGGCAACACTTTCTTCACTTGCACTTGTTTGTTCTATATGAGCTTTGGAAAGAAATCCAAAGATACCCATACTAGTGATAAGCATCAAAACAATGACGGCTATAGTCAAATAAGACTTTAGCCACCAAGTTGCTATCTTCCAATATCTATGTAACCAAACTGCGGTTACTAATTTTGCTATTTCTAATGCACCGCCCATTACCATAATTGGAACGGCAGCGGCCGCGAAGATTGCAACCAATCCCGCGACCGAATAATAAATTGCTACTGCCGAAATAGTAAGGGCAGTTAATAATACTAATATCCCTAATGCCATATAATATTTAACCTAAATTTCATTGTGAATTAACTACTACTATTCCCATCTATAAAAAATATGAGATCCTATACGACCTACAAGTTGTTTTTGCTTGGCCCATCTTGGACTCACATATGTTGCGTGATAGTGTGTTGCACCTTCACTTATACCTTTGTATTCTTCAAAATAAATCATTAGGTAAGCAATCTGTTGTGCTTGTACCCATGCCTCTTGTTGCGTAGGTTCATCACTTTTGCCATCACAATACCAACTAAATTGACATTGATGCCTAGCCATTACCATTTTGTTTGGATCTTTCCAGCTCGGCTTTTGTTTACCTTGATATACAACTTCGCAAACTGTGTTTGGAAATCTACTATCTTTTACCCTATTTAGAACAACATCAGCCACTGCGGCTTTATCTGCTAGGTTGCTACCTCTAGCTTCAAAATAAATGTTTTGTGCTAAACAGTATGCTTGTGGATAAGTTTCTTTTTGATAGAGTTGTGTTACAATTTGTGCATCTGCTCGAGCTACGCCCATCGCGACAAATACACCAATAAGTGTTGCTAATATATATTTCATTTCTGCCCCCTTAGTTTCGACGCATTTGCGATACTTCTACCGCTTGCTTCTTGTTGGTTATCGGAATGATGTTTGACTTGTGCATTGTAGCAATGCCAGTAATATAGTCCCCAGTGTATTTAGTTGGTTCTTTCTTGGGTGCATAACCTGCTACTGAGTCAGAACAACTTGGAATATCTGGTGTCTCTCTACGATATGGTGCATTTTTGTTCGGATCATACACCTCTGTAGTTGTAGATTTAATATTACGAGGCTTTTCGCCGCGAATGTACGAAAGATATTGTTCGAACGTGTCGAACTGTGCCGAATGACAATTTAGCTTTCGCATACGTTTGTTATGCTGACGCCATTCGACTTGAAGCCTATCAGTTTGTGCCTGTGATAGTTTTTTCTGCTTACGCTTTTTATAGTTTGTTGTGGTCAAATAAGGACCAACTAAGTGCATACTCATAATAAAACCCTGCCTTTTAAGTTAACATTATATTAACTATAGCAGGGTTTTATTGGTCTGTCAACCGGTTTTATGCAAACATTTTTGCTCTTGAACCGTTTACATCTCTTGAGGTAATACCATACTTAGTTTTACCTGTTGATGCAACAGAAGTCTTTACATTCAAACCAGCGGCTTTAAGCTCACTCATTCTTGCAGGAAGTTGCTGAATGCCAAATCTTGCTTTCGCATCTGCTGCTGTAAGAGTTTTGCCTGTACCTCTTAGGTAGTTTTCAAGAAAAGTCTTCTGATTAGTTTTAATTGTAGTAAAAGCCATTTATTAGTCTCCATATATATAAAGTTTCAATTACAATACCATACTAATTTCTTAGTATTTTAGTATTGTATACTCTACGAAAGTATATGTCAACCTTTTTCTTCCATTATTTTTACCGCGGCATCGTAATCTTCTTGTGATACAAGGCCTTCTCTGAGCAATTTTTGCCTATTTGCAAGGTGTTTCATCTGAATTTCTTCTTTTGATCCACCAAAATATGCTACTGCATGACCTTCTTCGATTAGTATGTCTGTTAAACGTTCCGGAGGCTGTCCTTCCCAACGATCGATTAAAAAATCTCCTAGAATACGTCCGAACTTGCCTTTCATGTCTTCTCCGTTTCTAGCAATTTGAGTTTTTAACACTACATCGCCCGAAAGTAATTGGGCAACTCTTGCTTTTGCCGCTTCGCCAAATAGATCTTCGACTTTGTCTCGTGTTCTTGATTCTGGAGTATCTATCCCCATAATTCTAACTCTTTCATTGGTCATTACAATACCAAATCCTAAGTCAATGTCAACATCAACTGTGTCTCCGTCGACTACTTTTATTACTGTTGCTCTGTATTCATACATAGCCCTCTCCTTTTAATCATCTAAATTTAAGGCTTGATGCCCCCATTCATCCATTATCCACTCACCGAATGCTGTTCCAAACAACCACATAAAAGTAAGAAGCAGTCCTGCTATACATATTATTAGAAACCATACTATAATTTTAATTACTATATGTTTGTCTTCTACCCAATGTCCAACTTTCTTTATTTTGTTTTTCACACCGCCTAGCAGATAAGTCCCTATTACAAAACGTACTAGTCGCATTACAATTAGTATTGGCGAACTTAGCACATCAAACAAGATAAGAAACAAGTCAACTGATGCATCTACAACGTTATCAATATTAAACCAATTGCGAAAACGCTTGCGAAGACGTTCAACACGTTCTTTGCGTTTGCGTTCCCATTCCTCGTCGTATATCATCAGGCATTATGATCCTTATCTTCCTTGTCCGCGATAGCGTTTGTAAGATTTACGCTTACTTTTGCTCATCGAACTTGTTTTGATCATAGAGTCGTTTCCTCCAATGCTCGTTTTTTTACGGGTGTGTGTCATAACACTAGCACCGCCGATAAAGGCTTTAGCCATAATTTCCTCCTTTTAGAAATATGCTAGTATTATTTATATAAAAAAAGGGCGACAAAAACGCCGCCCCTTCGTTTGTTATATAATAAACTTGTTAGAAATTAAAGCTAACACCAACTTCGATATCTGAACGTTCTCTTAATTCTAGATCGTAGTCCATTTCGCTGTAAAAATTTAATCTATCATTGATAGCATACTCAGCACCTAACTCAATGACTGGTAGATGATCAAGTTCGTCCATGATATTTGTATCACCTACAGTTTCCCAAACATTTAGTGTAGTACCAAGTGTAAGGTCAAGGTTAGTTAATCCTGACCATGTAAGTTCTGGATTGATAGTAACTACTGTTGATTCTGCATCAATCATGTGAGCAGCCTTTAATTCAGTGTCTAGTGATAGTCCTGCTACTCCAAGATCTTGTGCAAGTGCAGGTGTTGTTGCCATTGCGGCAACCGCGGCAAGTACGAGTGTACGCATTTGAATTTTTCCTTTTGTTATTTTTATTCTGTCAATGGAAAAGGCAAGTGTGGCACTTGCCCTTGACATAATACTTAGTTTTGACATTGTGTTTTTTGTGTGTAAAACTGTGTGGAAAAATTAAAAAGACCACATCTGTGTTCTTCTTACAACACTACCCGCTCACAAATATTCCTTTGCTAGGTCTATACCATGCTTTTTGATTATGAAGCCGTCCTAGCAATTCGTTAATTTCTTTTGCTTCTGTAAGTAATATTTCAGGATCTTCTCCCTCTAATATTCTTTGGCTTCTACGCATTAATTTGTTGCGTAGTGCATCTTCAATAATTTTCATATCTTTGACAGATAGCGTAAAAGTTGTGTTTGGCTTCATTTACCTTCCTTAATTTTTAAATTTGAAGGACTATACTGCTCGCCATTATATCCACTACCTGTTGCATTAGGTCCTGTCTCGACTCCATTATTGCAAGCAAATACAACAACACATAAAAATAAAGCACTCCACAGTGCGGCACGTTTACTCCAAAGGACAAATCCGTCCATTGCTTCTTCGGCTTGTTTCTGTGCTTGTTGTGCAGGAGTCATATCACTCATGTTCGCCACCTGGATCTTTTGGATCGAGTTCTACCTTCTCTCCGTTGATCCACATGTTTTGTCTAGTTCTACCAACTGTATGATATCCTTTTTTAACCTTGAATGCTGAATTTAATGTTTCTGGATTTTTATCTGCTTGGTTCATAACCACGCTTGTTATAAACACGCCTGAAATGAATACAACATGAAAAATTGCACTTATTCCAAATGCCATATAACTGCTTATCATTACAGCAAAAATACCTGACCACATAAAAGCAAGCATTTGAAAAATCATATGTGCAACTCTAGGGTCTAATTTTCGTAGTGGTGAATGTTGAATTGTCATTATACCATTCCATGCCTCCTTGACATGAAAAAGTGTGTTAAACCAACCAATTGGGCGTACTTTGTTTGTAGTCATAGATTATACCTCTCTGTATGTGTGTAACAATATATAGCATCGTAATTAAAAAATGTCAAGATTATCACCTGCGTTAAATTGTAGCAAGATAAGAAAGGAGCCGAAGCTCCTTTCTGGTTATTGGGTAACAAGGTAACCAACCCCGCAGATTAGGCTGCTAGAGCCATCTCTGGTGCAAAATTATCGTTTGCGTTTAGTTTTTTTGATCTATTCGCGATCACCCGGTTAACTCCACTTCACTTTCGCACCTGTCGATCCTAGTTCGGCCCCATCATAAAGACACTGATCCTACAGGCTTACACTGATACTGAACTGTGTCCCAGTTGCCATCTGCTGGCATTTCTGTATACACAGTTAGCATTTCGTTACATTCTACTTCAGTGTCAAACCACTGTATGTCTTGTTCTAGGCAGGTCGAGCCTAGACAAACAGTTAGTAAAATGTGCCATATGACTTCCATGTCAATGTCCTTATGGTGGAGCCGCCGGGTACCGCCCCCGGGTCCAGTATACGTCTACGTTGCTTCAACGCTAACAGTTTATTTATACACTCGTTCTTCTATGATGTCAACCACTCTTTTACTTAAAACTATTTCATAATGGTTTCTATCTACTTCTATATAATCAACATCTTCTCTGCAAGTCATACTTGCTGTAGTGACTACGCCATCGTTGTTACCAGCTATCCAGGGAACATTTCCAACAGTTGTAATAACTTGTGTCCAAGGAATATTAATAGGTATATCTCTACTATTGCTAATAAAATTACTATTGGGGGTTATGTCTCTAAAAAGTCTGTAGCTAGGATTTAGCATCGCTCCCCATACTGCTATCTCACTTCCATTAAAAGGTGTAGCAAGGCTCACAGCACCTTGTATTGCCCCAAATTCTTGTTGTAAGTATACAGCATAAATGCCTCCTAAACTATGTGCAACAACAAAGAACGGACCATCTTCAAAGTCTAAGATGTTTATCATTTCTTTTAGGTTGTCAAATGCTCGTCCTTCTTTTTCGTAATTTAAATAGATAGGATTTTTTGACTTAATAGATTTTTGTATGAAGGCAAAACTACGTTCACTTGCAGTAGCACCATGTATATAAATAATTCGCATATTTTATTTATAGAGATAAATAACTCGATGAAAGAATAAAGCTCTAATTTTTTTTGAGCAAATTTTTTTTTAGGTTGAAACTCAGAAAAGGAAAAGAAATGACGCAACTAATAAACCCGCAAAAATTTACACAAACCGTTGGCCTTTTAAGGTCATTTTTTTTGGACAAAGGATTCTTAGAAGTTCACACACAAAATAGATTATCTATTTTGGCCGCATGTGAAGATCCGTTCAATGTAGCAACTTACAATTACGCAGGTCAAGTTTGGCCGTTGCCGCAAACAGGCCAGATGTGGTTAGAACACGAATTACTTAGCAAGCCCGATAGTAAGGGCTTTTTTTGTGTCTCGACATCCTATAGACAAGAGCCAAATGCGATACCAGGCAGACACGATATAATATTTCCAATGTTTGAATTTGAATTTCCTGGAACTATAGATGATTTAAAAGCAATGGAATACGAACTATGCAACTATCTAGGATTTGACGAGCCAACTGAAAAAACATATGCAGATTGGCAAAAGCATTTTGAACTAGGCACACACGCAGAAATGGATGCAAATCATGAAACTAGTATGTTTGAACAGTTTGGTTCTACAATGATAACAGACTTCCCAGAGTTTACATCTCCGTTTTGGAATATGAGCAGATACGAAGATGGGATCCATAGTAAGAAGATTGATGTGATTCTAGGTGGCATGGAAACTATAGGTTCAGCAGAGCGTTCAACTGATGTTGATATGATGCGTGATACATTCCACACAATTACAAACGGCGAGTACAGTCAGTTACTTTATAAATTATTTGGAAAAGAACGTGTAGAGGCAGAACTTGAAGAATTTTTAAAGTTTGACTTCTTTCCAAGAGTAGGTGGCGGAATTGGCATGACAAGAATGATTGCGGCATTAGAAAAATCACATAAAGATTTAATGGCCGCCTAAAGGTTTTCTGGGGTGGTGGAATCAGGTAGACACGCACGACTGTTTATCGTGTGGTAAGTAACTGGCAAAGTATTTACCGTGAAGGTTCGAGTCCTTCCCCCAGAGCCAATTACCACTTAATAGATGTTTTTCTTAAATAGTCTTTTTGTGAACGTATAGCATTAAGACAATTTAGTATACGTCTTTGCTTTTGAAATGGTCTTGCATAACCATTTTTTGTTTGCCAAGTTCTATCTTGATTCATTTCTTTAGAATATGCTTCACCTAGAAGGGTTTCTAAATAACGTAAGTCTTCTTCTGTTAGTGATTCAAAAGCTCTCGATGCCATTTTTTTCTCTCCATGCTTGTTCAAACTGTTCTGAATAGTCATAAAGAGGTGCACCATTAGCACCGTCGTACCATAAACGTTTGAAATACCCATCTGCACAATCTATTACAGTTTGAACAGGAGCGTCAAGGTGTCCTTTCACCATAAAAAATAATCTGTATTCTTCTTTAAGATCATTTCGTAGCATACAGTATTTACACTACTATTAGTTTAATGGCGCTAACATAGGTCAATTTAAGACCATTCCTAGAATGAACGCCCAAGACCATACTCCTAAAACAAGTAACTGTGTGTTACTTAATTTAATCTCTACTTTCATAACAACCTCACGTAAAAAATAAATTCTTAGCATTACCTGCAATAATCATGCAACATGTTAGGATATGTAATGCTATCCAAAAAGTACGAAAAACCAGAGCCCTTCTAACATCTTCTTGAGGTATTGGAAGGAACTCTGGTTTATCTTCGTCGTTTAACCCAATAGGCATCCCAACAGTCCTGGCCCATAATTTCAGCCATCGCCGTTGACCGCTCATTACATTGAGTTCTTTTTATCTTGGATTTCTTTTCTACGCTCTTTGGTCAGTTTGCCTAAGTCGCCCAAAGCCTTACGAGCTCTTGCGGCCGCAGCCTTAACATTTTTATCTTCAAAGGTTTCTGATTCAGACAAATAATTGTTAAAAGCCTGAACGATTTCATCATGTAAAGTCATATACTTTTTCTCCTATAATAATTTTGTATAATTCTTCCCATGTCCAAACTCTAATTGCACTTCCGTCATAGTGTTTGTTATGATCATGGTTAATTAATACACCATTGAGTCCTAGTTTTATACCAGTATCAACGTTTAATGGTTTATCTTCAACCCAGTAACAGCCAGTATCTTTGTAGTCTAACAAGACTTCATCCTTGTCTGCACCTGTATCTAAATAAACATATTTTTCAAAAACAGTGTCACCAAACAGTTCGCGTAGGTTCTTTGTTCTTAAATGTTGAGAGTAATAATTACTACTCAAACTCGTTATAGCATGAAATATAAATCCATGCCTTTCGTGCAATAGTTTTACATAGTGTATTGCATCTCGCAACGGAGGCAATTTTCTAATCCATGCACTTTCGTTAAACATTCTAATTAGTCTTTTTGTTTCTTTTTTATCAAGACCATATTTTATATGCATATCATAATTTATATTATCTTCAACAACGACTTTGTAATCGTGATATTTCATCCATTGATCAAATGCATAGGACCAATCAAGTAAAACGCCGTCGCAATCTGTCAGTATTACCTTATTTTTCATAGTGTTATTATAACAGGGTTTGGTTGGGATGTCAACCAGCAAATGTGTCTGGAGAACCTTGTGCTACACTTGTACATGCAGTAATACCGTCTCCTATTCTACCTACGCCTTTATTATTCGCAAATACTGTGGTTGATCCTGTTGTGATTGGTGCCGCATGACTCGGGCACGGTGAACCAGGAAGTAAATGTCCTGTATTGTTATCGCCTTTTCTACTCACGCCTCTACCATTTACAATAACATCGCTAGAGTGTCCTGCTCTTGTCATTCCTGAACAATGAGGCACATCTGCATCTCGATGTCTAGTTACAGCTGGCATTACTTACGTTCTCTTTTGAGTAGTTCTTGCAGTTTATCGTTTAATGTTTCAATTTCTGCATGTTGTTCTTCTGTGTGTGGCTCTGGAGGAATCGTAGGGGCAAACTTTATTAAATGATCAAACTCCTGTGGTATATCTTCTATATTATGAAAATATAACAGTTCATTGTTATCTTTAATTATAAATGGTGCGTCATTCATATCTACTCCTATTGCTTTCCTAACTTGATCGCCTAATTCTTCGAAACGTAGTTGATTTAATTTCTTTTCAAAGTATGGATTAAGATGGATTTCTTTTGCTTGATTAATTTGTAGGCCTTGTGAGTAAACAACATGATGACCGTCAACATGATGAGCAACATTAGACTTCCATTCTATAATTACAGAACCGTCTTCTAATTTTTCAATTCCCTCGATAGCATCAAAAAATGCTTCTAGTTTTCCTTGTAAGGTTTGTGAATTTTTTGTTGCTACATCTGTTGTCATACCATTTGTATCCCACTAACATTTTGTACATATTGCTTTGCCATTTCTGTTTCAGTCTTGTGTACAAATAATACTGCTGACCTATTCAACTTAATTTTAGCATCTGGTGGAATAGTAAAGGCAAAAGGTGCTAATCCCATTCCTTGTGCAGTTGCCATTAATGCAAGAGGCTTTTCTAAAACAACCTCTTTGTCATTTTCTTCGATAAATCTTCCTACTAATTCATCCCCGGCGGTTGTTTTAACAGTAACCGTATCCTGTGCTTTGTATGGTGCTTCTATTAACATATTAACTTAAACTGTGTCCTGATCCTGTGTAGCCTGTATCTTCAACGTATCTAAAAAAGTCGTCTTTAGATCCAATAATTTTGCTGTTCACTTTAATTTGTGGAAATGTTCTTGCTCCTGGAAAGTTTTCAAATACTTCTTCCCTTGTAAAGTCTACATCTAATTGTTTGTAAACGTACTGAAATTCACGTGTTTCACAAAATTGTTTTGCTTGGTCGCAATGAGGACAAGCTGTTTTGCCCCATATTTCTATCATAATGAAAATCCTTTAAGTTTATCTTTATCAACATCTTGTTTGATGCCGCCTATAATGTAACTTTCTACTTCTGTTTCTTGTGGAGCAACTTGTAAGCCTGAACTTGATAACCAATGTTGTGTCCACGGTAACGGATTTGTGTTAACAGGTTGATCAAAGATAGCATTCATACCTAATGCTTTCAATCTACGATTAGCGATATACTCTACATATTGATGAAGTAGTGTAGTATTCAAACCAATCATTGATCCATCTTTAAACAGATATTCTGCCCAGTCCTTTTCTTCTGCAACACATTCACGCCACAAATCATAAACTTCTTCTTCACACTCTTTTGCAATCTTTGCCATATCAGGATCATCTTTTCCTTGAGCCCAAAGTTTCAAAATATGAGTTGAAAGTGCCAAATGCTGTGCTTCGTCCCTAGCGATAAGTGAAATAATCTTAGCACTACCTTCCATTAGCTTTAGTTCTCCAAAGCCAAAGGTGCAAGCAAATGACACGTAAAAGCGAAGTCCTTCAAGTATATTTACTGTTTGCATTGCAAGGTAAAGTTTCTTTTTGACTTCTTTCATATTGCCTTCTTTGCGA